CTCCACCACCCATACCCATATCACCCATCGGTTCCTCTCCAGCCAATTGGTCAGCCTGAGCAGCAATTTGCTTCTCCCAGTCGGGCCCTAATGATTCAATCTGTTGCTTCTCCCATGTAAATGAGGCATCGGCTCTCATATAACTTCGGTTTGCAAGTATATCCCTATCATCCCAACCGAGATATTTTTTCTGACAATAGGTAGGAGATACCAGTTCCGAGCTGGCCATATTATTGTAGTTATCAGCTTTTATTCCTAATTTTTGAGCTTCACGTAGCTCATAGAAGTTTGAAGGGGGGTTGAACTCGAGGAATATATCATGCTCCTTCATATCTAAATCCTTCCAGGCTCCGATCATTTTTAAATGAGTTATAAATCCCAGCTTTAACCCACCTGCAAATTTTCTCTGCAACCTAACAACAAACTTTGCGAATTTTAATTCCTCTCTAAGCATCGCACTTGAATCTGTTAATGTAGATTCTGCTTCTAATCTGTTGGTAGGTACCTTAAGAGCTTTATATAATTTCTTAACAAAATACATTAAGTCAGCTAACTCACCTAAATTAGCACCTCCCTCTAACTGACTGACCTCTGTACCTTCGGATCCAGCTCTTTTTGCAAACCAGAAAGCATCTAGCATCGATTGTGGGTTAAATTTATTAACAATATCGCCTTGATTGCCATCAAATGTTTTTGTGGACCAATATTGCGACATTAGCTTTCTAAGGTACTGCTCAGCTTTAGGCGGTGACATAGTACCGACATCTACATTAAATACTAACCGTTCAGGCGCTCTGACTAATCTATATATAAGTATAGCATCCTCAATTAGAGATAATTGTCTATATGCTCTTCTGGCATTTTCAATAAAGGGCATCTTAATAGATTTATTTTCATTCCAAATACCACTATCCGAATAAACAATCTGATTAGAGTCAAGAGGTATAAATTCGAAGTCTTCACCCTGAATTAATTTATCTGGCTCCATAATAGGCTTTCGATATAAGAAGCCCTTTATTAACATATTTTGTATATTAGTATAAATAGGGTCTATTAATTCAGATGGGACTCTTACAATACCTAACACCCCTTCAGCTGGGTGCTTTGAGTGCATAATATGCTCAAAATATACTTCCCCTTCGATTAATACGTCTCGGAAATAATTCCAACCTTTATCATCTAACTCGTAGTACTGAATGTACTTATGAAATTCATCAGTTAACTGAGTTTTTAACTCAGCGCTGAGCTCAGTCTCTAATCTATTATCGATATGCAACTTAACTATCTCACCCTGATCATCTATGTTGATTATCTCATCACAAATCTCATCTAATGCATCAGAAACCTCCGCAAAGGCGGCCATTACTCTATAATCTTGTATTCTGGAATCTTTATCCTTCTGTACATTAGCGTACATCATCTCGCTAAAGTTACTATCAGCACCAATTTCGCCTACACCTTGCTCATTATAATCATTAGATTGTGAGATTGAATGTTTAGAGAGAACTTCTGCTCTCCGTGACCCCATATTTTCAAAATATTTAAATTTTGGGTTTGTCTCTGATGTGAGGTCTATTGCACTATACCCAGAGTATGGTAGTTTTGCTGCAACATAATTCATTAAGTTGCGACCGAAAGTTGATTCTTTTCCTGATCCAGTAAAATTCTTAGCCATCTATTATATATTTATTAGGGTTTTATGAAATGACCAGCTATACTTTCGTATGATGTAAACCAGCCAGCTGGCGTAACTACAACTATATCAAATTTACCTGAATTATTTAATTCGTTAACTATATCAATTTCTAAAATATTATCGGTTACAACCCTATATGAACTCAATGGTATTATCGCTGCTGTTAAATCTGGGAAATAATCAAACCCAGAAAGGGATGTATTGTTGCCATAAAAATTATTACCACCACTAAGCATTACATAATCTATTTCCTCGAATCTCGTACCATATAAAACTATACTACCAGGGGTACTAATAGTGTAATTAGTATTAGTTATATTAATTGCCTTTGATCTATCTTCCGGACGGAAATAAGCGTTTGTTATAGTTGGTGTCCCTGACAATGTTATAGTATCTAATACTGAATTACTTCCAGATAATGTATTATAACTATCGTATGTAATATAATTGCCTGCAGATAATGAGTTGTTACTATGGAAATTAGATTCTATATAATATATATGATTTAGCGGATCTACCTCTTCTTTAAATAACCAACCTTCTATTCTAAAGGAAGTATCCGCTGTAATTACTGATCTTGAAGCGTGATTTATATCCACGGGGTAATCAAACGTGGTAGATCCAGACCACTCAACCTTCGAGTTTATAATCATTCCTGCTGGTAGGCCCATTGCTTCTGGTACCTTCCATGATATCATTATATATGGGTTCGCGTAAGCAGCAAAGTTACTTACAATTTGATCAAGATCAGACTGATATGACGTCAATATAGACATATTAACATCAATATCTATAGGCACCGCGGGAGGAATTCTTGCAGATGATGTTGCATTCTGCCCGGGGTATCTCGTATTAGGGTATGTAAAACCTTCAGCCTTATTAAAGGAACGAGATGCATTTCTAGTAATACCTCCCATAGTTACAGCGACTATGGGTAAATTTAAATTTTGCGATCTATTTTCTAGGTCATGAATTACTCGACGCTTAGGGGAATACACATATGCAACCGCTATTGTATCCCTCTCTTCTCTATCTCTATTATACCTGCCGATTACTACATCATCAAAAGCCGCAATGAATTGCGCAATTATATCTTTTGTCTCCCAATGAAATGCTCTATTTTTCACTACTTATATTTAGTTAATGAATCCGTTCTAGGAATGATTCTGGGATTTTGTTTTTCGATCTATTAATTACGGCGGCGGCTGTACCATCTAATATATATGTAGTACACCAATCATCTTGACTTCTACTACCTCTTCCAGAGGACTGTACTAACGTACTTAGCATCTTGTTTGTATACCAATCACTATCAACCTCAAACAACGCTTTGACACGTGCATCTCCAAGCGGTAGATATGGTAATTTTACTATAATCTGAAATCTGGCTAAATCATCCTTAAAATCAACACCATGTGTAATCGACGGGCTGACAACTACAGTTGGTAGCTCTGATAATGTATGAGATAAAATTAGTTTTTCATTATTGTTATCTTGAAATCTGAATAGAAAACGATCACCTAGTAAATTATCACGTAAATAGTCTGTAATTCTCCCAGTGTGAGTATGAATAGCGCCTTTTTCTTCTCCATGAAAATCACATATATCTTGGATTGCTTTTGTTACCTTCGGTAGATTAGCTTGGAGGTTTTTATAATTTAATTTAAATTTATTAGAGATATGAATAGGGGACTTCTCACTAAGAAAAGTAGACTTAGCCTCAACAAATTTATATCGTTCAATACCTAGAGACTTTGCAAAATGTTGAGGGTCAATAATAGTAGCAGACATTAATAATATTTTTTTACCATATTTAAATATCTCAGAGCTTAAGGCTGATACATACAATGGTACAATATTAAGATTACCCTCAGTAATAGATAGCACATACTCACACTCGCTCCAGGAGTTTATAATTAAATTTATCTTATCACTCATCCTCAGCAAGGCTCTATATTTAGAAACTGCTGATTCTGTTTTTGTATTTGATTGAACTATAACTTTGTATTTATCTAAGCTATCTACAATATCTGCTTCAAGTGTTACTAGCCAATCGTAGAAATTTTTATAGTTTGTGATCTTAGGGAGCTCTGGGGATGGTATCTCAAGATATTTTAAAGTCTTAGAATTTAATGATAGTGAAAAATGTTGTACTAATTGATCCTCTATTTCACTAGCTTCATCGCATATTATATACTCCTGATTCTTAAGATGATCAGGCAATGCCATAAACATATTGTAATTATATATCGAAAACTTACTTGTTAGGGATCTATTACGTTGAGAAAAATATGGGCAGATATCATTACTCCAGCAATCTTTTTTTATCTTGGGTAGACATACACATGGCCCTAACTCTACATCTACATTTGGATCTACCTTGCATTGGTAGTTACTTTTACCCTTCAGCGATTCACCGTCAGTAAATAGCTCTTTATATTGCTCCTGAAGGGCTTTTGTTATAGTTAAGCAGGCAGTGCCTTGATATTGTGATTTTGTCCCGGTATTGGTATACGCGCTGTATGAGTTTACACTATCTACAAAATCATTATCTACTTCAACTCCTGAATTACTCAGAGTTTTCGCTAAGAAAGATTTACCTGTACCAGTAGGAGCAGAACAAATAACAATATTATACTCCTTAAAAGCTTTTTCAATATCATTTAAAAGCTTAATTTGAATAGGTCGTGGCTGAAAGCCATCAGGGAAGTCCTTTAAGATTGTCATCTATTATATTATAGGAAATAAAATAGATAAGTCAATCTAAATAGTACTTTAAATATCAGGTATAATTTTTAAAATACTATTATATAATTTATTTTTCTTAATTTTATTAACACACTTAAGCCTATGATGTAGCATTTTATTACCGCACGCTAAATGCTCTAAAGTGTAGCTTAAAAATGCGCTATCTTCGGTTATATTTATTGCGAATGGATACGGTACATCATATTTCTTAATATCGCCCCGATCATTAATAATTGTAAAATTTATATAAAAATCTTTCACCTGATATATCTGGAGCTTCCCTCGCCGTAATACCTTCCCGTTTACTTCAAATCTAACTTCGCGCTGCAATAAGTGCTCCAACTTCTTTTCCAGCTTCTCGGTGTTAATCATTCCATTAAGAGAAAAAGAATTAATCATGCGTTCATATATAAAAGTTTTTGTTCAGGGGACATTATAAAAAATTTCTCATTAAACATCTTCCAAAATTCGTCGGTGGCTGGATATTTATTAATAACCTCGCAATCCTCCATAGATACTGCCCTAAACTCTTGCATTAATAAGTCCCAAGTAAGTACTATATTTTTTGCAGCTGGTATATATTTTATAGCTTTTTTCGGTGGCTTAAAATTTAGAGTTGTTCTACCATTTACTCCATATAAAATCTCATTACTGTTAGTACACAGCATAGTTCTATATGGTGATCTAATGGAATCCATAGTTCGTC